GGGCCACAACCTACAGAGTGGAAACCTGAGCTTACTAACAGTGCAGGGTTTATACGAGTAAAACAAGGCTCACAAATTATAACTGGATTTAGAACTAGACAAGAGGTTCTTATCTTTACTGATATCGCCCTTTCTACACTACAATTTTTAGGTACAGAAGAAGTATTTGCTATACAAGAAATTAGTGACAGTATAAATATTATTGCTCCTAAAGTAGTGGCAGAGGCAAACAACGTTGTTTACTGGATGGGGGTAGATAAATTCTTCGCCTATGATGGTAGAGTTAATACTCTGCCGTGTACCTTAAAACAATATGTGTTTGAAGATATGAATAAAGAAAACGGCTTTTTAAATTTTGCAGGAGTCAATAGTGAGTTTAACGAAATCATCTGGTTCTATTGTTCAAGTGGTTCTAACAGTATTAATAGATACGTAATATATAACTATGAAGAAAAGATTTGGTATTACGGTAACTTAACTAGAACTGCATGGGCTAATACTGGAACTATAAAGTTCCCACTCGCTACTTTCAATGGCTACGTATATAAACATGAAGATGGTAAAGATAACGTAGTTGCTCCTGGTGATAGCCCAACAGCTATAGAAGCTTTTATTGAATCAGGAGATATGGGTATAGAAGATGGTGATAGTTTTGTATTGACTAAGAGAGTCATACCTGATGTAAACTTCACTAACTCTGATACTGCAACCGCACAAGGTGCAGCATTAACTCCAGAAGTACAAGTAACTGTAGGAGTTAGAAACTTCCCAGGAGCTGCTAATAGCACTTCTGATGTTGTAGGAAATACTTTATCAAGAGACGTAGTGACCACTGCCAGCGTTGACCAATATACCAATCAGATATTTGTTAGAGCTAGAGGTAGACAAATGAACTTTAAGATAGCTAGTGAAGATGTGGGTGTACAATGGCAACTTGGTACTACACGAGTAGACTTTAGACCAGACGGTAGGAGAGGCTAATGGCATCAAACATACCATCAACCAAAGGACCTAACTTAGCTAACCCACCAGCAGAATATGATGCAGGGCAAGAACTACAGTTAGTAAATCAGTTGCGTTTGTATTTTAACCAAATAGACGGTAACAATAATGAAGTAAAAGAGAGTGTAGATGCACTAGCTACATTGAATTGGTTGGGGGACAACTAATGGCATTTCAAAAGATTACACCGATAAGATTAGCCCAAGCAGCAAGCACTACAGCTTTCTTGGCTATCTATACTTGCCCTACTGGGACTCGTACTTATATAAAAGATATAACCGTATGTAATACTACAGGTAGTGCAGTTACTTTATTTTTAAGTTTAGTGCCTGACCAAGGTACTGCAGGAACAACTAATGCTTTATTTAATGCATCTAGTATAGCTGCAAATACTACGTTTCAATGGAAAGGAACACAAATTATGAATGAGTCAGAAACTTTACAGTTTAAAGGTAGTGCAACAGGTTTAACAATTAACATATCAGGGGCAGAAGCCGTTGATTAAGGGCATAAAAAGGTTATAATGACGTTATGAGTTTAGGAAATATATTCAAAACAATCGCACCAATAGCTGCAGGAGCTATGTTTGGACCTGGAGGTTCAGCATTAGCTGCTGGTAGTATGGGTACTTCTGTTGCCGCAGGAGCTTTGACAGGTGCGGGTATTGCTGCATTATCAGGAGATGACCCTTTGATGGGTGCTGTTTCAGGTGGTTTAGGCGGTGCTAGTGGTTCAGGAATAGGAACAGCTTTGAGTGGAACTGCAGCTGTAGCTCCTACAAAAACAGCAATTCCTTCAGGTATGCTTGACGCAAGTTCGCTACCTAAAAAAGCAGTAGGTAGCTCATTTACACCAACAGCTGGTGTAAATAAAGGGGTTAGTATGACCAATATATCAATGCCAAACACAACACCAGACAGCACTTTCTTAAGTAGATTAGGTGGTGGTAGTAAACTTATGGGTGCTGGTAAATTAGGTGCCGCAGGTTTACCTGTAATTGGTGCTGCAGCTATGCCAGACTATAGTCAAACTGAAGACCCTATGGCTAAGTACGACCCTAATCGTAGATTAAATTTAAATATGACCACAGGTATTAAGAATGCATTAGCAAGAGATTCAGGAGTTAGACTTTTTGCACAAGGTGGCTACTTACCTTACGAATTTAGTGATTCAACTACTATGGACCCTGAAAGATTTAGAATGTTTATGATGCAAAGAGAAATGCGTGAGCCAAGCAGAGATGTTGTGTATGATGAGGGTTTACAAGCATTAGAAAACGAAAGAGCTAGAATAATGAGAGACCCTCAAGTTGTTGAAAATGAGAGAGCAAGGGTTATGAGAAGAATTGACCCTAATGTAGGTACAGAAAAAGAGAGTCGTGACTACTTCAATGCTTTGATGGAAAGATTTGAAGCTGAGAGACAGGCAATTAAAAACATGCCAGAAGGTCCAGAAAAAGATGAGATAATGAGAATGAACGATAACTTTGCACCACAAGAATTTTACTATAATCAAGGTGGTTACTTAGAGACAGGTATGGGAGATGGAGTATCTGATGAAATACCAGCTAGTCTTGGAGGTGAGCAAGATGTCATGCTATCAGAAAACGAATTTGTAATTCCTGCAGATGTAGTTAGTGGGCTAGGTAATGGCTCTTCAGATGCAGGTGCAGAACAACTTTATGCTATGATGGATAGAGTTAGAAAAGCCAGAACAGGTACTGAAAAGATGGGTAAGGAAGTAAACGCAGAGAGGTTAATGCCAGCTTGAAGAAAGCAACGATTGTTCCAAAAGAACACATCGCAGACGTTTGGCCAGAGATAGAAGAGTATGTAAAAAACTGTGCCAAATATACATACGGTAGATTTACCGCAGAAGATATACTGAGAGATGTGTTATCAAAAGACCAGCAGTTATGGGTCTCGTTTGATACTGAAACTAAAGTTATTGTAGGGTTTTTGATAACAGAAGTAGTAGAGTATCCTCAAGTAAAGATGTTAGTTATGCATTTTACAGGGGGACAGGACTTTAAAAGTTGGGTGCCTGATGGTCTACCAAAGATACAGAAGTTTGCAAGAGATAACGAATGTATTAGAATAGAGTCACATGGTAGAGCAGGTTGGGAAAAGATGTGGAAAGAATACGGCTATAAGAAACGGTTTGTATTTTATGAATTACCAGTGGAGTAACGGATGTTGTTAAAGTTAGTACCAAATAAATTAAAAGTATGGTTGATTAAACAACTATACACAGACCTTGCGTCTAAAGGACGTATGGGTGATACTCGTCTAGCTCATATAAATGATTACGAAGCAGACTTACTAAAATCAGTAGGTGGCTCAGGTACAATTAACCCTGCTACAGGATTATCTGAGTATGGCGGAGGTAGTGGTGGAGGAACTACTAAATCAACTACAACTAACTTACCTGAATATGCTCAACCTTTCTACGAAGAGCTATTAAAACAAACAGGTAAACAAACTTATACTACAGATGCTTCAGGTAATGTAACTGGTGTACAAGATTACACACCTTACACAGGCGACAGAGTTGTAGGTTTTAACCCAAATCAACAGGCAGTACAACAAGGTGTATTAGGTTTAACAACTCCTGGTCAATTTGGCACAGCCACACAAACATTAGGTGATGTAACTACTATGGGTACATCTGCTGCAGCTCAAGGCTTAACAGGAGCATTAGGTTATAACCCTGGTACAGTAGAAAGTTTATCTATGCAAGCTCCTGATACGTTTGACGCTACTACTAGAGACCAATATATGAGTCCGTTTACTGATGCAGTAACCGAAGAAGCTATAAAAGAAGCTAGAAGACAAGGAGATATAACTGCAAATAAATTTGCTATGCAGTCAATAGGACAAGGTACCTTTGGTGGTGGTCGTGAAGCATTGATGGCTGGACAAGCTAATGCTGAGACTAATGCATTAATAGCTAATTTAAGAGCTAAAGGAGACCAAGCAGCTTTTGAAAATGCTCAAATGCAATTTGAAAGAGATAGAGCCGCAGGTATAAATGTTGGTACTCAGAATTTACAAGCTGAACAACAAAGAAGACAACTACAACAATCAGGCGACCAATTTGGTGCAGGACTACAAAGAGATTTAGGTTTACAAGGACTAGGCACTACATTACAAGCAGGTCAAGCTACAAGTACATTAGGTAGAGACCAACAGTTAGCTAATTTAGAAAGACTAAAAGCTCAAGCTGCAACAGCTAATGAACAACAAGCGTTAGACCAAGAAATTGCAAACATAAAATATCAACAATTCAGAGAAGAGCAAGACTACGGAAGAAAGTTATTAGAATTTCAATCAAACATACTTCGTGGTAATGCAGGTGCATTAGGTGGTACTGAAGTGCAATACGCTCCAGCTCCTAGTTTAGCAAGTCAAATTACAGGTACAGGAGTTGCAGGTCTTGGACTATATAGAGCAATGAGTGGTGGCTAAAGGAACATTATGAATATTATACAACTACAAGACAGACTAAAAGGATTACCAGAAGAAGCGTTAGTTAAATATGTAGAGCAACCTATGGGTGAAGTACCTATTTATCTTGCGTTAGGTGAGTTACAAAGACGTAGTGAAATGAAAAAAAGATTTCAAGCAAGTCAAGCAGATAAACCTAGTGTTGCAGAACAACTTGTAGCAGAAGCAAAACCAATGCAAATGGGCTTAGGTGCTATGGCTCCTCAACAAATGATGCCTGGAGCTCAAGGCGTAGGTGCTCCACAACCAACACCAGAAATAGACCCAAGACAAATGGCAGCAAGTGGTATAGCTGCTAACCCACAGTCAGCTGTAGGTGGTACAGCTATGATGAAAGAAGGCGGGATTGTAGGGTATGCTTTAGGAGGCTCTGTGCAACCAGAAGGTTATGGAATGACTCCTTTTACATTAGACCAATATTATATACCAGATGATATAGAGTATGAGGAATATGACCCTAAATTAAATAAAATGGTGAAGAAAACAATTCCTTTTGATGCTGCAAACAAAGACCAATATACAGGTAAGCCTATTGGTGGTGGAGTTAATCCTGGTGTAAGAGGAGATGGTTTTATTCCTTTTGGTACATCAGCTTTTGTAGGTGATACATATGGACGTGATTTTAAAAGACCTAAACCAGTTGACGAGTCAGCTTTTAAAACAGATGGGCTATCTAATGAAGAAGCAGAAAAACTTATAAAAGAAGATTTAGAACAAGAGGCTCTTGGTTTTGCAAGTGAAAA